GTCAATGGTAAGATCATGTTCTCGATAGCGTTGTCCACAATAAATACATTCATAATTGTTTGCCTCTTTAATAGCTTTTCTCCATAGTCGCTTTGCTTCAGCTGACTGCATAGCTAAAAGATTAATAAGATAGTGTTCAGAAGTTGGAAGGATAGGTGTCATTTTTTACTGCGATTTCGTGCTCTGTTTGTCGATGGATCTTCCCGTACTAAGCTACCTTTCGAGGTATGCGAGTAGTCTTTTCCACCTTTACCGTAGTTACCATCTTTACGTCTGGCACGGTTTAGTTCTGCACGATAATTTTTATTTGCAGTAGTTTTATTCCTTTTACGTTGTGCTGCATTTTTCTTTGCCTTAGAAGCAGGATTATCTCTATAGTTCCTTGCGCTTCGTTTTAGCTTGCTGCGGGGCATTGCTTTGGGAGCCATTATCTATGCACCGCTTTTTGTACAGCTTCGAAATCTACCTTTGGCATTAGGTCTGCTAATTTACCCAAAGGTGATTCATCAAAGCCAATACCAGTGATGTCATTTTTATATAACCAGTCCGTAGCAGCTTTAAGGTCTGCGGTGGTAGCTTCGCCAGATTTGATACGGTCAATCAGTTCTACAGTTACAAGATTATGTAACGCATTAAACTGATCCTCTGTGGCTCGTTTATCCATTATGTAAATACTTTTTTATTTGTAAATAACTGCTGTTCAATAAAATCTACAGCCTTATCATCAACAACATTATCAGTAGTTGACACTAGCTTGCGTAGAATATCAATAAGTAGTTTTTTAACAGAATCGGAAGTAGCAAAAGCCATTAGTATAGGCTTAATTAGTAGAATCATTTTGATTAATTTGATTAATAAAAGCGGAAATTGGTATAACATCATTACACACGGATTCAAACTTAGACCCTGGCCTTAGCATAAATCCACGCTGCATGATTTTTGTACAATTATTCATACGAACTAATTCGTAATCTAATCGCATTTTTTCTTCTTGACGTTTAGCCATTGATTTACATAACCTTAAAGACTCTCTATCAAGAGGTACCATAAAGGTTAATTGTACACCCCAGTTTTGAGTTATCGTATATGATTCATCATCATATGGAGCAACTTCATTACCAAGGTAATACGGTGACATCGCTAGGGTAGAACCGTTACAAACGATTCCTGACCCATAGCGTTGCATAGATGGCGATCCATTATTCTGAAATTGGACCGCTTGATTAGTAACATTTCCAGTAGCCGCAGCTGAAGTCTGGGGATTTAAAATAGTATTCCCATCTTCAGCTAAAGCAGGTACTCCTATTGTGAGAAGACTGACAAGGAAGTAATAACACTTGTTGTGTTTATGGTTCTTGTTATATCTGTTTCTTCGATTAAACCAGCTGCTCTTGTAACAACTTCTAATTGAAAGTTGTCCCCTGCGGTAGTTATGTCGAAGGTTGTTCCAGAAGCGTTTATAGCTCCACTTGGGGTTATATTGTGACCAGTCCAGCTTGAGTAATCTCCTCCATAAACCTGTGTGTGTATGGTTTCTACAACTGACTGTGTAGTATTTGTTGTCGAGTTCATACTTCCCTGAGTAAATGCTGGGGTTACTGTATTTGCTCGAACAAGTGTTGGTGTTAGCAGAAATAGCGGTAGAAGCCATAACTTTTTCATGTTTTAGGTTTATCTTTAGTAGCCATAGGACAATTAACGGGACCACCTTTACCTTTGTTGTTATTTCCAGTGGTCAAGCCAAATGTGGCAAGTGCTCCCGTAAACACACTGGCAACGAACGTGATGTCTGAATTACCTGATTTCTTAACCATTGGTAACTCGACATAATTCATTGTTATGATCAAATAAAGCCCGACCAAACCACTACTCCAAGACGTACAAAAGTACCAAGAATCTGTATTTGATGTTCTTGGTCTTCTGCTGCGTCTTTGAGTTTACTCAGTAGGTTCGGTTTCGGGCTTTTTATTTCCTCCTTTGTTTCCATTAAATTTCTTTTGGATGCGTTTTGCTAATTGCATTATAATGGGCTTCATTACTTTTACTGTTTGTTTAAACAACGAAGTAACAGTTAATGTAGCAATAACGGAAACTGATGCAGTTGTTCCCGCAGTTATAAGTATTTCTTCTTTAGGTACTGGTATTTGAATATTAATTAGAGGAACATTAATTCGTTTAACCTCAGCTGGCTGTGGTTTAGCTAAAGGTTTTTCTCCATTCTCTTCTCTCCTCTCCTGTTCCTCCATCAAAGCTTCTTGATCAACTGTAGGCACCCCCGCTGGAGGTGCCAAGTTGTTTGGAGCTACTACTATAGGTGTGTAGCTAGGTAAAACTGCTGTAGGTTGATCAAGTAATGGTCGAGGTAATACGGTATTTGGTAAACCAATAGTATTAGGAAGATTAATAGATGGAATTTCCACGTTAAGAAGCTACATAATTATTACCAATAAGTATAGTATCAGCAGCTATTGCTAGACCTGCTTTTGTCCCTGGCCCGTCATCCGATCCTACTGTACCATCTGTTCTTACGTTATATTTAGTTCCTGGTGTAAATCCAGAAAAACCACTCATAGTGTTGCCGATAGTTTTTATAGTAGCTGTTTGTCCATCACTATAAGCTTGATCAGGAAATCCAACATATTGATGGTTGTTTGTACCATTTTGAAGGTTACATGATGAACTTGTATATCTTAAAGTCCACACCTCTCCTTGCTGTGCAGCACCTTGGTTGTATTGCGTAGGGAAATAGAAACAGTCAGCACCATTCGTAGGTAGCCCTAAGCATCCTTTGTGCATCCATCTATTATCAGTAGAACTTATAGTTTGATCAGTTGTTATAGTAGGTGTTCCAGATGTATTTGAAACCCAATTCCATTTTAAATAGTAACTATTACCAGCATCTATTCTTAATATTCCAACATTACCTTTTGTTGGAGAATATTGAATATCGTAGTAAAAACCTTGGTCAGTATCAACTTGTACAGCACTTGATGGAGTACCCCAAGTTGTACCACTTAAAGGTGCTCGTGTTAAATAAAGGGTTTCACTAGGATTACGCCAAGCTACTACGACACAGTTGTTAGTTTTATCCCAAGCAGCTTTTATATTAAATTCGACACTTTGACTTGTAGGTACTACTGTTACTGTTGACCCAACTGTACAAGTATTAGAGCTATTAGAAACTGTAACTAAAGTTGCTTTTATACCACCACCAGAAGAGGGTTTCCAAACAGCTATCATCTTTCCACCGTCATTAAGTGGAAGTAATTCAAGACCTCCATTAGGAGTTAAATCTTCACCACTAACATCTACATATGAACCCCAACTAATACTATTACCACTAACAGTACCAACATAAGCCGTTACGTTATTACTATTAGATGAGTTATCTCTCATCATGCAAACAACTCTATTAGTTACCTCATCAAAAGCAAGGACTGGTGTGTAATTGTTTACTGAAGCCCCACTTGGACCAGTTATTTCACTACCATTAAAATCAATTTCATGAGTAGAACTATTATGAGTACCTATTTTTGTATACATCTGGCCAGTAGATTTATCTTTATAAACAACTACATATTTATTATTATCTGTATCATAACAAGCCCCTAAACCATTCCAATCAGGAATATGTCTTGTATCTATATCTACTTCAGGATAAGGCCAACCTCCGTTTAGGTTTCCGTTTGCAGATAGAGGTAGGCAGTTAGCCATTGGAGAGTAGTTTGATCCACTTCCAGGTTTTCTAGACCAAATAACAGTGAGTCGATAAGCATCAGGATCAAAAATACATATAGCATTTCTGAAGTCATCAGACATATTACCTGATTGAGTAATATGCTGGTTGTGTGGTATAGGGTTTACAATATTTGTCGTCATCGCTACTTGTTTAACTTTTCCGTTTGATTGGATAATTACTGCTCTATTGGCACCTAATGCTCCATCAGCTACAGCTTCAAAAGTATTACCACCACCAGCATTAGCCCAACTAGGAGCCGCACCGCTACCACCTGATGTAAGGACTTGTCCAGAACTACCATAGTTAGCACCAGCTAGACCTAAAGCTCCATCTTTAGATATTCTAAGCCGTTCAGTTTGTGTTGTTGAACTACTTGGAACTGTGTAAAACTTTAACTGTGAAGGTAGATTATTTGTAGACCAAGAACCTCCAGCAGATCCTTCAACAATAGGACCACTAGCGTTTGTACCATGACCAAAAATAAGTTGACCTAAAGCTGTACCTTCAGAACTAGGTGAATTGCTATAACTAGAACCAATATTTACTTTTCCAACATTACCTGTATCACTATTACCTGTACCAGATGTTCCTTTTATGTTTAAATTAACATCACCAGCACCAGTTCCTCCAATATCAACAATTCCTTCAACACGGACTTTAACTCTTTCCGTACCTTCAGTAACTATTTTTACATGACCATTTGTTCCTGAATCGATTGTTTCTACTGAGGTATTACCTTCTTCAATTTTATCTAAATCTAAAGCATCAAGTTTAGTATGATCAGCGTCCGTAAATGTATTAGAGTCAGTAGCAGATTGAACAGCATCTCTTATATCATTGGCAGTAACAGTACCAGAATGACCATCTACTGTAGTTACAGTACCCGTGGGGCTTTGTAAATGAGTAAAATCAGCCATAGAGCCAGCTGTACCACTATTTTTAATATAAGTCTTACTTTCATCAGTTCTAATAACTACGTCACCTTCTTGCGTAGTTAACGCAAGCATAGCTGATTGGTTAGCAGCTGTTTGTACAGTTGTTATAGCAAGAGCATTTTCCCACTCTAAATTTGTAGGTGTTGAAGCACCAGCTTTTAAATATTGATTAGAAGTAGGAGCAGTCGCAGGTAGTGTTAAAACAACATTACTTGCTACTGTAGCTGGAGCAGTTATACTAATTGAATGTGAATCGTCATCATCTGTTAACTGTAAATTATCAGTAATAACAATATTACCAGTTACAGTTGGGTTGCTTGAAGGTAATACACTTATCCAACTTAAATTTCCTGAACCATCTGTTTTTAAAACATTTCCACTTGAGCCATCAGCTGTAGGCCAGTTAAGACCATCAATAACAACTTTACCAGATCCATTAGGAGCAATAGGTATGTTTCCATTACTTAATGAAACAATAGAATTTCCATTAACATCAAGATTACTTCCAAGTTTTACAAGCCCAGACCCATTGGGATCTAAAGTAATATCTGCGTTACTTGCTGTAGTAATGTTACCTGTATTAAATGTTACATTTCCTGAAGCACCTAAAGTACCAACAGTAGTATTACCTGCTGATAATGTACCTGTTGTAGTTAAATTTTCATTATCAAAACTAATTGCCCCACTACTATTAACTATAGTTGCTCCATCAATAGTTGTAGTATCGATTATTAAGGAGCCACCAGTAATAGAACCAGTTGTAGTTAAATTTTCATCACCAAAACTAATTGTTCCACTACTATCTGTAATAGACCCATTAGCAATAGTAATATTACCAATACTTGACCCACTTGTAGCTGTAAATGTACTACCAATAACAACTGTACCAGATCCAGCTGGATCAATAGTTATATTGTCATTATTGTTAGTTGTGACAGGGCCAGTTAAAGTAATACCCTTAGATTCTACTTTACCAGATCTTTGATCAATAACAAACGTATCACCAACTTTAAACTTACCAACATGGTTAGTACTTGATTGCCAAACTTTACCCATGTTTCTATTGACAACTTCATTAGCCTCAATAGGTACTCCTCCATTCTCAGGAGCAGCACGATAATCGGTTCCAGCACCAGTATACTCAAATGTATGACCACCAGTACTAATATATGACCGTTGATAGAAGTTAACAGTAGCACCATCCGTAATAGCGTTGGTTAAACCATCGTTAATTGCTGGATTAGTAGCA